ATTATTATAATAATTCAAGTCCATTGTTATCCAATTATCTGGTACATCATTCTCATTTCTCAAGCACTTTGTTTGTTTTTCATTAAGTGTACTACACTGATTACATTTGTAAACTATCATTCTATTCTGATTTAAAGGTTTCGTTGTAGTATTCTTCTGCTTTAGTTTTCATTTGGTGTATATTAATATCTTTTAATTTTTTCCCAACACTTTGACCATTATAGTTTGAATATATTATTTGTTCTCTCTCCATTTCTTTGGCTTGTTGTAAAAGATTTTCAACTTCCTTCCATGTTCCTTCTGGTGGAGCACCGCATACTTGTATTAAATTTATTATAAACCATTCTACTGCTGTTGTCATGATAATCTCTTTTGTTCGTTAATACCTTTGAATAGCTCAGAGCTTGACTCAATCATGCCGGTGGCCTTGAGATAATCAATCTCAATCTTTGCACTCTGAATGATAACAGAGCCTATCTGAGCCACTGCCTGTGCCTTTTCAATTTCTTTATTAAGTTCCTCTGTTGTGAGCTCATCATTATCCAATCTCTCTAATGCTGAGAATAAGTGATCTCTAAGATCATTGATTTTGTTTCGTGCCATTGATTTTCTTTTTAAGTTTACTATTTAATTTAATTACTTCCTGTATCTCAACAGGAAATCTTTGTATGGTATTCCTATCCATGTTATTACGCATGTCAATCATTTCAAGGTTATTAATATCCCAATGCATTGTGTTGCCATCTTTGAACCTCACAACATGACCAGGAGGGATTGACCCATTATGTTGCTCCCATACCACTCTATGCATCAACCTCCAATCACTATCTTTTATCTTAACATAAGCATAAGTCCTGCCCTCTTTGTCAGTTCTAAAATTGATTGTTCCAATAGGCTGTGTGTTATGTGGTTTGCTACCTTTTTTAAACATGGTAGGTTTAACTCTATCATAGATATGTTCCGGCATCTTAGCACCTTTGTTGTGAGGTTTATTACCTTTTTTAAACCTATGCTTTTTTCCAGCCTCAATTAGATTATGTCTGCCAGATGTTTCAGATGCAAGATATTCTTTTGACTTATGCAATCCCATTCTATGAGCTTTATTTGCCACAGTGCAGTACTTAAGTCCAAGCTCATTAGCCAGGTCAATGGTCCTCATGTGAGGGAATTTTTCTCTTATGATATCATCTAAGTTCATACTTTCTCAATTTTAATTATTAGTTTCTCCCAAAGGTTGCTCATCCTTCGTGCCTCCCATTCTGAGTCTGCTTGCACAGTCTTTTTTAATATCCTCCAAGCTCCTCCCATGTATCCTCGATAGTGTATTGTCCACATTTTTTAATACTCTTAAATATTTATAATATCTGATTTCATCAAAGCTATCCCAATAGCTTATAATTGCTAAGTTGATTTTAGGCTCTCTCATGCTATCCTACTACTCCGATATACATCAACACAAAGGTGATAGCTAATAATGCAGCAGAGAACACTAAAACGTCTCTCACAGCCTTTTGATCTTCTGTCATGATTAATAAGTTTTAAGGTTTGACAAATAAAGTTCTAATCTTGCAAGAGCTCTTGACTGAATATTAAGTCTATGCTTATACTTAGGAAGTAACTCATAGAACATACCTCTACTCAAATCTTTTAAAGTATCAGATGTCAATCTAATTCGAGTCAACATGCCCTCAATCATCCACTCAACATCCTCAACACGCTCAGTTAATAGTTCATAGTCAAGGTATTTACCCTCACCTCTACACTCATTGCAAATATCAGACTCACTATGAGATGGATGCTCATAAGCACTGCTAATTAATACTGATCCTGACCCCCAACAAGTGTCGCATTCTTTGATAAATTCTGTTTTCATACTGTTTTGTTTATTATTTATAGAGCAAAGTTAGTAAGTTTTTTTATATATGCAAATAATTAGCGTAATTTATAATGATTCTAAATAAGAATATCAGGTCTGGACGGGATAAAACGGGATAATATATGTCTATTTAATAAACATTACATCTATCTATGTCGATTTTTAGACATAATTTAGACATACTTTAGACATTATTTAGACATAAAAAACCCGCTAAGTGTGGGCGACCGTGTTTCACAATCCATTAACCATAGCGGGTGTATTCTTTTTTTATAGTCCACCTACTCAGCTTGTGAGTAAAGGGACTTGATAATGATCCGGTAACTGTTCTAATGGTAAGTATCCAGATACTATTTTTTAAATCGCTTTACAACAAACTTAGATGCTAATGTTGCAACAGCTTTGAGAAATTTATTCTCAGATTCCACAGTTACCTTAGTTCCTGTCTCATCTTTTTTGATGTTGACATCTACTTTCTTACCATCATAATCAAGCTCTTGATTGATACCATCTTTGTGGTATTCTATCTCAGCCTTATTTGTTTTTACAATTACATCAATTTTGTCATCCTCAATGTTAACCTGTACTTTCTTAGGTCTGCCTACTTTTTTTGCCATTTTAAAATTCGTTTATTAATACTATTGATACTTTTGCTTGGTCTTTTGCCATACGAACCATTCTCTCATAATCAGGATTATTGTTAAGCACTAAGCATCCCTCTGACCAACCACCAATTTGAGTTGCTACCTGTTGACTACCTTTGTTATAAGTTGCACCATGAACATTCATAAAGATAATGTTATCCATGATCTCAGTAGTTGGGTTTGTTTTACCATCTGCTGTGTAATCTCTTCTGTAAGGTACTTTGGCAACCTGTCTAAGTGCCTCCATTTTACCTCTGTGAAGTCCATAAGCATAACAATCATAGTTCCATCTGTCAGCTTCCATTACTGCAGTTCCTTTGTTGCCCTTATTGGTAGTGCAAGAGGTTACATATTGGAAGGCTGAGCCCTTGAATATATATACTTTGTCATCAAAGATGTTGTTGCCGTCCTCATTTGACCTAACAAACAACAGCCACATATCAGATGGTATGTTCTTATAAGTAGATAATGACTTGACTCTATCTAAGAGTTGCTTATCAGTGTAGTTCTTAACGTTGCTCATTGCTTTCTACAGTTAATTGTGATATTGTTGCTGCTACTGTTCCTGCTGTTGCCACATATCCTGCCACAGTTATGACCGCTGCAGGTAGTGTGATAGGTGCAGCAAGGATAACTCCTGCTATTGCACCCACTGTAATGGCTGCCTGTTGTACTCTCTTCCAGAACTTAGGAGTGGGAGCGTTCCATCTTTGTGCTATGCTCATTTTAAATTTATTTCTATTAGTTTCTTTACTGATTGAGTGAGCTCACTTATCTGCTCAGCGAGGTGCTTGATTTCAAGTTGAGTCATTTTCTCAATGGCTTCATATTTAAACCTTGCCTCATTATCAACAAGTTCAATCTTACCTTTTAGTCTGCCTTGAGTCTCAATTATTTGCTTTTGTTCCTTCATAACACTTCTTAAGTCACTATGTAAACTCTTTAAAAAATACCCTATACCGGATATGAGTATTGTTATTACTGTAAATGCTACTTCATTAAATCCCATCACAAAATCAATATGCTGTTATTATATCCATTCTCTCTAAATCCTCCACAAGGACAGTCAAATCTACACACTTCCCCACAGTTGCAGCCACAATGATCAATCATAGGTCTTAGGTCAGTATCTCTGTTCACCTCTGCTGTGAACTCAGGATATAAGTCCTTATTAGCTATCAAGTATCTTGTTAACCTGGTCTCAAAGAATGAAGCCTTTTGTGCGTAGTGCTCCATCCCAAAGGCAACCTCTGATCGAGTTACTGAACTTGAGAAATCCCCAAACTGAGTCTGCAGTCCTTTGTTTTTAAGTTGGTATGTCAAGCCAAACACAGCATCCTCTGCACTCCTCCAAGCTATAACAGGTTGAATATATGCCACAAGTGCCTCCTCATCATTAGTCAATGTCTGAGCATTGTACTTAGTGAGTAGATAGTTGTAGAATGTAGTGCCTAAGATAGGCATAACTCTGAGCTGGGCCTGTGTTGCTATGTATGGAGTAACATCTGTCACATCAACATTGGCTGTGATAGGTGTGTTAGTCTTTAAATATGTTTCTGTAATAAAGTAGTTCATGGTGCTGCAGGTGTTTCTGTTTGTATAACATCACCTCCCTCAATTGGAGGTAGTGAAGCAAGAGCTCTTATCTCATTAGGTGTCATTCTCTCAAGTACCTTAGTAGCTACCAATGGACTTAATGAGTTCAAAGCATCTGATGTCTTAGAGGTATCACCTTCAAGCTCAATGATGGTCTCATTAATAATCTGAAAGTTGTTAATTGAGAACTTGCCCGGTATCTTAGCAATGGTCATTATCTCATTAACTATCTCCTCAACTTGTCTCCTCAATGGCATGACTACATTTTTCTCAAATACAACATAAGCCTGCTTGATATCACTACCTGAGCCGAGTGATCCTTGAGTTCTTACTCCCATAAGGATGGGATCTATTGTGTGAGCAAAGCATATCTGCTCAGTGTTAAGGCTTGATGCCTCTTGAAACAACTTATCATTGCTGTTAGTTGGTAGGCTTTCAATCTTAGGTAACTGATCTTGATTATTAGCAAAGAATGCAACAGCCTTACCTGCATTAGCTGCACCTTTCAACCTATCAATGGTCTGCTTAATCATGTGTTTCTCCTCCTCTGACTGTGGTCTCTTAGGGAACATCATAGCAAAGGATGGGAATATTGAGTTTTGAATGTTACTCTTAGCAAAGTATGATAGCTCGCCAGATAGAAATGCAAAATTAAGTGCCGAACTGTACTGCGGTAATGGATACCACTCCTGGCCCAAGGTCATTAACTCATAGCAATATAGTTGTTCAAGGTCAGTATTGGCAGGATGATACTTTTTTATCTCTCTCACATCAATGCGAGCTGTCCAATCCTCACAAATAAAGTATGTTTCCTTATCTCTTGAAATCCTAACTCTCTCAGGTGAGATGTTCTCAACTTTATATATCTCTCCTTTCTTATTATAACACAACTTGAAGTACACTCTATGGTGAACTATCAACTGTTGAGCTATGGCTCTGATTGTTTTACCTAACTTAAGTTTCCTCTCAAAGGTATATAACTTGAGTTTATCCTCTTGAGACATTTTCTCAGTCTCAATAGTGTATCCTCCACCTGTTGCTGAGTTAGTCTTAAAGTCAACTATAGCACCATGCAAAGGTGATGAGTAATATAGTTGATTAAGTAACTCTGGATAGAGGTTATCCTGCCCAAATGGGATGTATCCTGCTATCTGATAGCGGCCATTAACATAAGGGAGTGATAGGTTGGCTCCGCCTACCTTTTGAAATGGAGTAGAGAAGGATTGATATCCCTCAACTATCTCTGTTGCTTGTGGCTTGCTGCCTATAAATCTGTTATACCATGCCATTAGTCATAGATTGAATTAGTTTGTATCCCTGCCACTACCATGCGGCCCTCCTCTATCATAGTCAATCCTGTAGGATCAACTGTTGGAGTAGTACTCTCATAAACTTTATATCTGTATTGCCCCTTAATAAAGTCTATATCAGTGGGCTCATCGATAGTAAATAGGTTATATCTTGAAGGCCATGAGGATGTATCAACTCCCTGCCAATAGATAGGGTTAGCTGTAGTGTCAAACTCATCCTCAAATTCAAATAAATAATAAGGATTAGAGATTGTTGTAACCTCTGTAAGTGTCAACACAAAGGTGTTAACTGTATCCTTCTCAAGATATATCATACCTATATTGTATCTCAAAGAAATAATTATTAAAAAAGCCCCACCGAAGTGAGGCTCTTAGTTTATAATCTATGGCAAGATTAAAGGAGTCCGGCAATAATAGCAGGGTCAACCTCATATGCCAAAGTAGGGTTCTCCGCTACCAAAGTAACGCTGTACTTACTACCATCTGCACGAGCTGTACCTGAGCCTTCACCTGTTGCAGATAACTGCAAGTAAGGGAAGTACCAATATTTTCCGTTAGCATCCTGTACAATACCTGCTAAGTATTGTTGGCCTGCTCCTAATATGTTAATAGCTTTTGACTTATCCTGGTCTCTTCTGTGGAACATCAAGTTTATTGTTGAAGTCACATAAGTAGAACCATTAATTAAGTCAATAGCTGAGTCCTCAGTGTATGAGGATACGTTTCTTCTGAACTCCAATTCAATGAATGTATCACCTCCACCTATTAAAGGTAAAGAGTCAATAGTCCAATCATTTGGTGCAGCATCTAATGTGATATTAGCCTCATCAACTTGATCTTGTCTATTAACTAAAAATCGGTAGATACCTCCAGAGTTGTTGTCGCAGCTTTTTAAAATTGTTTCTAAAGTTACACAGCTCATTTTAGTTTTTTTTTAGTGTTTAAAAATAGGGGGCATTTCTACCCCCGTTATATATAAGGGAGAGATTAGTCGAAACAAACGTTATACAAAACAATCTCTGCAGGGTTAACATAATGGAATCCTACTTTCATGTTAGCACGAGTTCTCAAATAAGGCTCAGCTACAGTGTCAGATAAGTTAACAGCTTTCAATGCTTTGTCATCACCCTCTGCATCAAATGCATAGATAAGGTTATTTCTCAAAGTCAACAAGATAGTGTTATCTGGCAT